AGACGCATACTTAATTAGAGCTTTGAAACACGCTGGTAGTAAATATAATGGCTTTTTTGAAGTGGTTGAAAGAGTTGGTTTAGATAATGTAACTAAAGAACGACAGATTATTAGAAGTGCTAGACAGCAGAATAAAAATAAACAGAAGCTACCAGACCTACTGTTCGCTGGTTTGATAATGCAAGGTGGCGTGATATCATATGAAAGCAACGTAAAAAGTGGTGGTGTAGGTGCTAGATATTTAGGCATTGGAATGTCTAAACAATACAAGCAAGACACCGTAACTATATCTTTACGCACAGTTTCCGTCAGTACAGGAAAGGTACTGCTAGAGGTTCTTGTAACCAAAACAATATTAAGTGCATCTATAGACCAAGATGTATTTAGGTTTATAACCGATTCAACAGAACTTGTTGAAATAGAGAACGGTTTAGTAAGAAATGAATCTATTAATATTGCCTTACAAACAGCCATAGAAACGGCTGTATTACAAACAATTAAGGAAGGAATTACAAATGGATATTGGAAAATTAATAAGCCTGATTGTACTGATGAATGTGTCAGTGCTATACGGGGCTGATAACGAAATATATATAGATCAATCAGGATCTACTGCAAACATAGACCTAGAACAATTAGGGTCTTCTAACATTATTGGTGGTTTAAACTCTGTTGCAGGAACGCTAACAGCATTAGATCTTGACGGCATAAACCTAACACTAGACATAAATCAAATAGGTAATACCAATAAATTTCTTGGAGATATCTATGGAGATAACGTAACAGGATTCTTTGAGTTTGATGGCGATAGCAACACCTTTACTATACAAGGCGACCCAGATAATACTTATGGTATTGATAATTCAAACTATAATGTAGATGTTACTGGTAGTTCTAATACATTCACACTTGATACTGGTACAACAGCTCTAGCATCTGGTCTTGACTTAGACTGGATCATTAACGGCGACAGCAACACATTTGATTTTGATATAAACTATGATGGTGCTACTAACTATGTAGATGTGGATGGAGATAGTAATACAATAAACTTTACAGGAAGCGGATACGCAGGTGGATATTTCTATCTTGATCAAACAGGAAACAGCAGAACATTCAATATCATCCAGTCTTCAACTCTTGCTGCTGATTGGTTACAGATCAATTCTACTGGGTCTAATGGTACTGTTTGTGTCGTTCAAAACGATGGCGGAACAACCACAAGCTGTTGACGTAGGAAGCATATCTGAACTAAACGGTTCTGCACAGATTGTAAGAGACAAGCCCTATGAGGCAACAGAGTCTTTTGATATACAGCAAAATGATGAAGCCATTACCACTAATGGTCGTATGGCCATTACTTTTTTAGATGACTCAAAGGTAAGACTTACAGAAAACTCTCAGCTTACTATAGATGAGTACATCTTTGATCCCAATCCCAGTAAATCTAAAATGGCTATTACCTTTGGTCTTGGTACAGCCAGGTTTATTACTGGTGGTTTAAACAAGATAGATAAAAACAATATAGACCTTAAAACTCCTACAGCAAACATAGCAATACGCGGTACTGATTTTACAGTTACCGTAGATGAGATTGGCAGATCTTTGCTGATACTTTTACCAGATGAGTTTGGTATATCTAGTGGCGAAATACTAGTTACTACAGCTATGGGTACTGTTACCCTAAACAAACCTTACGAGGCTACAACTGTAGATGTCTTTGAGAAAGCACCAAGCAAGCCAGTTATCTTAGATCTGACACTAGAGCTTATAGACAATATGCTTATTGTTAGCCCTCCTAAAGAAGAAATAGTTATAGAAGAGGCCATGCAGACTAAAAAGAAAAACATACTAGACTTTGATGGTTTAGATGAGGACTTCTTAGAAGAAGATTTCTTAGACTCAACAAAAGAGCTAGAGTTTACAGAGTTAGATATAAATTACTTAGATGTAAATTTCTTGGAAGACTTGCTAGATGTTATAGACGCACTACAAGAAATACAACAAGAAGATCAGTTAGCTCAAGATGCTACATCTACTAATATAGTTGGTACTCAGTTTGGGCAAGATCTAAAAACTCAAATTACATCTTTTATAACAGGAGAAGCATTAACACTTATGCGTAGTGTTAGCGATACAGCTAGAGTAGATATAGATTCTGCTGGAAGCTATACTGTTATTTTTATACAAGATGGAACATCTAATATTATTAAAATAAATGGTGGTACTGGTAGCACTATTAAAATAACTCAGAGTAATTAATGAACAAACTTTTATTACCTATACTTACAATACTATTACTGCCATTAGTATTCCAATCCACACCTACAGAGATACTTAAATTAAAGATCTTTGATGCTTTTGTTTCTAAGCAAGAACCATCTGGTAGCTTTGTTATATTAAATATAGATGAGCAAGATGTTACTAATGAGGGAGGATGGCCTATACCAAGAAGAACCTTAGCTTCTATACAAGTGGATCTTATTAACAAAGGAGCTATTGGGGTAGGTTGGGTCATATCTTTCCCACAAGCAGATAGGATGGGTGGTGATGAAGTCTTTGCTAAAACTCTTGGATACGCTCCAAGTGTTCTTGCTATGTTTGAAACTAATAATAGTAAGTACCCAAAAACAACAGGAACCGTTATTAAAGGAAATGATATTGGTGGTATGCTTACTCCAGGTGTAGTACAAAATATCAACATACTACAAGCAAATTCATATCAAGGTATAGCTACTGCACCAGTTGACGTTGACAATCTAGTCAGAAGAATCCCACTACTATTAAAAACTCCAGACGGATATGTATCAGCTTTTGGTACAGAAGTATTAAAAGCATTAACAGGATCCAAAACATATATTATCACTACAAATGATAATGGTATCCAAGAGATATCAGTCAAAGGAATACCACCAGTAAAAACAGATAACTTAGGTCGTAAATGGATTAGTTGGGTAGATACTCCAGAAACAACTTTAGAAGAAATGAATGTAAATGGTAAGTTTGTATTTGTTGGTGTAACTGCTAACGGAATCATGCCACAAATTGCAACTCCAGTTGGATTATTAGAACCACATAAAATTCAAGCAGCATTATCTGAGTCAATTCTTGTACAAAACTCTCCACATATTCCAGACTTTGCCTTAGCGTTAGAAATTTTACTTTTTGGGATTTTTGTCACCCTGACATGGCTTGTAATTAATTATCTTGGTATAACTAAGGGCGTAAGTATAGCTATAATTTTACTCTTTACTACGGCGTTCTCAGGCTTTTTTAGCATCCAAAAAGGCTATTTAATAGATTTCTCATGGACTTTCATATCACAATTCATAACTGGAGCTATTGCCTTCTATTTAAACTTTAGAAAGCAGTTTAAATTGCGTCAACAAATTAAAAAACAGTTTGAGCATTATCTTGATCCAAGACAAGTTAAGCAATTACAAAAAAATCCAGACTTATTAAAACTTGGTGGTGAAAAAAGAATTTGTACATTTTTGTTTACAGATGTCAGAGGCTTTACAAGTTTGTCAGAAAAATTAGAACCAGAAGAAGTTACCGAAATTATGAACAAGGTATTAACCGTTCAGGTAACTTGCATACAAGCACATGGGGGAATGGTAGATAAATTTATAGGGGACGCATGTATGGCCATCTTTAATGCTCCTTTAGATTTAGATGAACATGAAAAACGTGCTGTTGCTTGCGCTCAAGATATGCGTACGGCAATTCGTATGTTACAAAAAGAATTATCTGAGCCAGTAGCAATAGGTATAGGCGTAAATACAGGAGAAGCTATAATTGGAAACATGGGTTCAGATACAAGGTTTGACTATTCAGCTATAGGTGATGCAGTTAATACTGCAGCAAGGCTTGAGTCAGCTACTAAGGAAGCAGGTGTTGATTTATTAATTGGAGAGTCTACTCGCAAACAAGTACCTGAAGCTACGTTTTGTAAGAAAATGTATGTAAAAGGAAAGAAAAAAGCTTTGAAAGTGTATACTATTTAAGATGAGTAAAATATTCATAGGAATAATATTGGTAATGGGTTTAACAACTTATTTACTATGGAATGAAAATAGTAAGTTATCCGCTCTTAATCAAGCATTTGAGTTAAGAGATCAAGAACAAAAGTTAGCAATAGAATCATTACAAAATGATTTTACTTTGCAAACAGAAGGCTTGCTAGCCATACAATCACGCAACCAAGAAATAGAACAAGAGATGTCAAGATACCTTGACATGTTTAAAAGGCACAATCTAACTAAGTTAGCAGCAGCTAAACCAGGTTTAATAGAACCTAGAGTAAATAAAGGAACTAAAGATGTATTTGATAGCATTGAAGAAGATAGTCGTAACATTGACAGTCTTGATGATG